AGCAGCGCCCTTAACCGCATCGAACGCAGTAGACAAAGCAGGAAGAACAGTATCCTTAATGTAATCAAACGCAACAACAGCAGCGCCCTTAACCGCATCGAACGCAGTAGACAAAGCAGGAAGAACAGTATCCGAAACCGTGGCTTTAATTTTGTAGAAAGCCTTCAACAGTTTAGGAAAAACTTTCTTCGTCAAAACCCCGACTACAGAATCTACAACTTTTTGGATTGTCTTCCAATTATCCCGGAAAGAAGAAACAACAAAGTCGAACGCCTCGACTACTGGACCCTTCATTTTGTCGAAAAGGTCTACATTACCTACAAAGTTCCCAAACATTGTTTCCCATTTGGGAAGATTGGCGGCTATGTAGCCGGCCACAACAGCCAGCACGGGTAAAAATTTTGATCCTAGCTGGATGGTTATAGCGGACACGCTGGCTTTAATTTTTTCTATTGAAAACTGGACGGTGCCCGACATCATTTCGTAAGCCGAGTCGGTGGCGCCCGCTGCGCCGTTCATTTCCGCTAGAGCAGCCTGCAAAGATTCTGCATCGTCGACAGCTAAACCCATAGCACCGAAAGCGGCTTCTTTACTGGAAAACATGTCTAGGAAACTTAACCCGGAGTCGGACATAATGCCGACTGCTTCGGTGAACGTTCCGCCCTGCGCCACGAAATCGGAGAACACGACGCCGCTAAGGTCCTCGAACGATTTCGACGCTTTCGTACCGTCTTTTCCAAGCTCCGCCAAGGCCGCCGCCATCTTCGTCGCAGCCGAAGAAGTTGGCTCGCCGCCGGCCGTCAAGACCGACATTCCGGCCCCGATCTCTTCTAGACCAATACCTAGTGCGGCGGCTACAGGACCGACCTTAGAAAACGCCGCCTGCAATTCCGGGACAGTAGTTTTACCCAACCGAACCGTCGTAAAAAATATGTCGGACGCTTCCGCAGCCGAAAGCCCCGTTTCTGCGTAAGCGTTTACAGCAGTCGAAAGCAAGTCTACAGCGTCGGCGACCTCTAGGTTTCCGCCGATGGCGGCCCGCCCGGCAACCTCCATAAACTCGAAAAGATTTTTTTGCGGAACGCCGGCCGAAAGAGCATCGTAAATTCCCGGAATTATTTCGTCGGGAAGAATACCGATTTTTTTGCTGAACTCTAGAACCTGGTCGGACATTTCCGACATAGCCGGACCAGAAACGCCGGGCAAAAGCGTAAACACCTGCGCCATGTCGTCTTGAAAGTCTACAGCAGCTTTCCCGGCAACAGCGGCAAACGCCCCGGCCGCCGCCGTCATAATTTTAAGCGAAGCCCCGGCCTTGCCGGCAAACGCCCCTAGCCCCGACTCGGCTTTTCCCAAAGCTTTTTGGAGCGAACTAGCATCACCTAAAATTTTTATAGTTACCGGCTTCGACGCCACGTTTACCCCTGCCTAAGTTTGGCGCCGTTGGCGCATCTTCTCCCGGTCGTTTAAAAATTCTTCTAGTGCGAATAACTCCCACTGTTTAAGCCCTCGGAGTTCTGTCCACGACAGCCCCGAGGGCTCGACCAGTGCGGCGAGTCGCCTAACCCTTCCCGCCCTAGAACGGGTTAGTCGGGGTTTACTTCTTCCGAATCCATAACGATAGACCCGATAGGAAGATTCCGAATTTCCTCAATTGTTACCGTCGGGTCCGTGCGGCGCGCCGTTATATATCCAAGCGCTATCATCATTTTACCAATCGGGACGCCTTCCATTGTCCCGTCGGTAGGAAGACTCCCTACAATTTCCTCAAAATCTGAAAGTTCTCCGTAACTCATTTCGTCCAAAGAAACAACTCTAATTTCCTTAGTTTCCGGTTCTTCTAAATTCTTTTTCGCTGTCATTCTGTAACCCCTCCTAAAGGTGCTTTTCCGCTAACTTGTTTAATCGCCGATCATAAAGTTTTTTTATGTAATCGTAATCGTAACCTAGAGCCCTTATCAAAAAATTGTTTGGCGCTGTCCATCCGCCTTGCGGCCTCGGCCGATGTCCCCAAATCACAGGCGCCGCATACGGAACCCTAACCGGAGAGCCGACTTTTACCGAAGCCGAAGTGCGAGAAGACTTAGCAACGATGGAACGACGCATAGCCCCGGAAACGACAGGCACAAGACCCCTTGCGGTCTCCGCTACCGTTTCGGCGGCGGACTTATTTACCGCCCGCAACTCTTTACCAATATTTTTGTCTACCCTATGTAACGCCCTTACCAGTTCTTTAAGGCCCTCTACCTCTATGCTTACCGCTTCTTTAGCCAACGCAACCCCAAAAATTTTTGTTAACCGACGTTACATTTAACCGACTAGGGGCGCCCCGAACATAATCGGGGCGCCCGCTCGCCGGGGGCAAACTATGCGGCCGTATCCGTAGACATATAGGTTGCCGTAATCGCGGCGTCGCTTCCGTTGTGCATCACCTGGAAAGGCAAAGACTGTACCGGAGTATCCGAAAGAGAAACGACAGGGTTTCCGTCGGTCCAATTGATAGCCTTAAATCGGAGACTAAAATATTCGCTATGGGCGCCGGCAATAACTGCCCCCGTCCACTTCAACTCTAGATCTAGATCTGTCCCGGCCGTCCATTGTGCATACTGGTCGGTGGAAGAAAAGTCTATAGACATTTCTCCGGAATAAGAAGGGATACCCGAGCGGACCGGCTCCTTCTTCAAAGCCGAACCCCGAAGGTAGCGCCGGTCTGTTTTTAGTCCTAATTCGGCCGAGAAACTGAGATCCAAAAGATCTAATGTCGAAGGCGAACCGTCGGGATCGAGAGTCGCCGTGCATTGCGTCCAGTCGAACGGGACGGCGCCGGACGGAAACGCCGGGGTCGCTGCGGCGGTCGTAATGTCTACGTCTTCGCTGTCAAAATCCACCGACCAAACAAGAAGACCGTCGACGCCCTGCGACAAATTCCAGCCCGTAATTTTGGCGCCGTGGTGCGTGAACTGCTGAACGCCCGACTCCATTTTTGGCCTGATCACTTGCACCGTAAACGAATCGGCCGGCGCTGCGTCCGTAGTAGCGAACGTCTGCAAATATGCGGCCGTCGCTTCCTGCTGAACCGGTGCGACCTTAGAACCGAAAGCCCCGCCCAATAGCAAGCCGGCGCCGTTCGTCATAAAATCGGAAGTAATGTTCCCGGCCCCGCCCATGTTAACCGTTTTTACCCGGTCGCTTCGGAGCGCCTGCATATTGTTACGGAATCCTACCGACTCTAGTCGGGACTGCGCCCGGGTCCAATTGTCGGACTGCGCTTCCATGCTCCTAGTAGGCGTGACAGCAGACCCATAAGTTGTTTCGAGTCCTACGTTTACGCTAGCGTCTAGAATACTCATTTTTCGCTCTTCTCCGCAGCGACGACGCTACTTTTAGGGGAATCTTTTTTAGTTTCAACTATCCAATCGGGAAGCCCCGAAAGTTCGGCGCCAACGTCCGCCGGAACTTCTATCGTTTCGCCGTGACCAGCAACAAAAACGCCGCCGGCTTTCGGGTGAATTTCGACACCGTTTCCGGTGTTGGTAACCTTCATATTAAACGCTCCTTGACCGTTAAGCCGATTGTTACTGTTACAGACTGAAACCCTTCGGGCGATTCCTGCAACTTGGATTCGATACTATCAATTAACACAAAAAGGGCGCCCGAGGAAACCGCCGAAACAGACCACTCGGCCGGTTGAGCGTTAGCCGCAAGAAAATTTTCTATCGCCGCAACAATAGCGAAAGCTCTAGTTTCTGCGTCTTCGCTGTCACTAATTATCGTGCTCTCGACAACAAGGTCGACGCCCCAAGTTAAAACGCTCTTACGCCGAGATCCGCTAATCCTCTGCTCCGGAGTTTCCGAAGTAGCCATGTCGCTACCGAAGTAGATTGCCTCCGACCTTAACCGGTCGACCGCCGGCCGAGAGTAAGAAACCTGGACCGAGGTCGGACCGGCGGCCGTAGCCGAAGCAATATTTAAAGCCCCGATCTCGTCAAGTAACGAACGTTTAACCGAAACAATTGTTGTTGTCGTCGCCATATCAAATAGCGCCGTGTCTGTTGCGGTTTAAAATTGCGTTAACGTCGGGCATGGCCGTAGGCCTACCGGCGCCGCCGGCTTGCGCTCTAAGCTCAAAAGATCCATCCGAGTTGCTAAGCTGCAAAGCCCTTTCCGGCACTCTCGACTGTAGACTAAGCAGCCAAAAACGGGCTATGGAACGGGCGGCCCACCTTATCGACTGAGAAGGCGAAGACGAAAATCCGGCGGTGCCTTCGATTATCACGTTCCGCCCTGCATGGTCAAAAGTCCATGTCCCGGAACTCCGCACAACTAGAGCCGTCGGCCGAAGAGTGTACGTGATACCCGAGTCGGCGACACCATCAACCGAAGCGGCCGAAATGCTTCTAGGATACATAACCATTTCGCCCGACTCGCCCCTTAGTCGCACATCGTCCCGGCCGGACCCGTCCACCGTGACGGCGAAAGAATCGTAAGCAGCCGAAGCGACATCGCCGAAACTAGTACCGCAATATCCGTCTACCGTTTCCTTAGCAAAAACAATGCTAACGTCTAGGTCGGCATCAGGAAAAACTGTCGAATCTCCGAGACCGTCAAGAGCGCGCAACTCTGCGCGTGTGCAGTACGCCGACATACTAGCCCCCCGTCTCTGCCCCGGTAATGTCTACCGCCGCAGTTTCTACGGTCTTACCTTTGCGTTTCCGAGTCGCCCTCTTAGGCTCCGACAACTCTTCTACCTCTTCGACCTTCTCGACCTTCTCGGCTACAGGCTTAAAAGCCATAGCGTCGGCGTGCCAATCCGGAACATATCGACCATTAATATTTGGCATTATAGCCCCTTCAAAATACAACAACAAGCCCGCTAACAAGGGGGCGGAACGGGAAACCACCCCGCCCCCTGTTAACAATTAACTAAAAAGAATTAACAAAAATGTTAACCTATCAGCTAGCAGCATTCTTAATAACAGTAAAAGCGCTGTTATCGATTATGTCGCCGTCGTGACGGGACAAGAAACGCCAAGTGTTAAGGTCGTTAAGAAATGCGTAATCTACCGAACGTTCCGCCCGGATATTAGCAACAGTTCTAACAAGATAACCGGCCTTAATGTCACCGTAAATGCCAACCTTTTTGCTAACGCCGGCAGTCTCAACCGCTGCGTCGGTGTAAACCGGAGCACCTAGAAGAGTATCGGAAACACCGGCACCCAAACCTGGCGCCCAAATGTATTGGTTAGTCGTATCTTTAAGAAGACGAATAGCCGAAACGGTAGCGTCGTTAAACAGCCACGAAGCATTTTGGCGGTAAGGGCTAGCAATGTCGTGCTGAATAGCAACAAGCTGGTCTGCGGTAGGCGTGGTCGAAACGGCAATAGACGAAATGGTTGTACCATTGTCAATACCGTTCGGCTGACCGCTACCTGTGCCGGTCACTAGGTGAGCGCCAACACCTCGACGAATTCCGCTAACGGCCTGCTCCAAAATCCAAGGTAACATGCCAGGAACGGCGTTATCTTCTTCCAATTCTGTCGAAATTTGGATGCTCATTCCGTACTTGTAAGCGTCAAGATTAACCAATCCGAAAGCCGGATCCGATTCGCCTACGGCGCCGGCCTCAGCAATTAGAGCGGCCGCCGAAAAAGTTGTTACCGTAGGAAATCCCATTTGTTCGCCGCCGGTAGTGACTACATCACGGGCAAGGCTAAACATAGAATCGGCGTTTTCTCGGAGCGAACTATACAGTTCACCAAACAAAGTAGTCGGTACCAGATTCCCGCCGGCCGAAGCAGTGCCGGCGGTAAGGTCACGACGGGCAAGCCGAGCGATTTCCGAACTAGGGGCGCTGAATTCTGCGGTGCTCCGCGCTTCGTCATGGTCACGGCCGAGGAACAACTGCCGCGCTTCCCGCTCGATAGGGGTAAGAGAGTCAACCTCTGAACGTTCGCCGGCGTCATGCTGGGCACCAATAAGAGCGTCCAGAGTGGCCGAGCGTTCGCTAAGTTCCTGGTCCCGCATCAGACGTTGTACCGTTTCGTCCAATGCGTCTACGTCGGCATTCATTACGCCAATCGTTGCGACCTCTTCAGCAGTTAGGGCCCGCTCACCAATACCGGCGTCGAACGCCCGAAGAGCCTCGACGGCGCTACGGCGTGACTCGTAAGCCTTGCGGATAGATTCACCATTAAAATCTGACATTTTTTCTCCAAAAATTTATTTATTAGGGCAATTTGCCCAAGTTAACGCCCGTCTAAAAACGTGAGGTGCCTAGCCGGCGGGGCTCACTTGCGAACAATCGGCCGCCGTGCGACGGTAGCGGCGTC